GAAAATAATAATTACATACCATTAAATTATTCAGTAGGTAGAGCAGGTAGTACACCAGACGGTAAACCAGTTTTTTTTATTACTTACTATGTAAATGAAGATGTAACTCAATCTATGGCAGTTGTACAAGTACCTAATAGTGGTACTGCTTGTATAATGTATATTACTTTTGATGTTTTACACAATGAAGAAGAATTGAAAAAAGGAAAAGCTACTAAACTTCCTTTATAAGCTTGACTTTTTAGTCAAAATGTGTTATTATATATTATGTCAGAATTTAAAAATGGTATATACAAAACACTAACTAACCTTATCGGCACAAGTGTTGGCCGTACAATCATATACACAATAGGTCATATAATTATTGCTATGACTAGTAATAGATTAATTACTGGTGCAGATTGGGCTCTTGCTGGAGCTGATGCAATAATAGAACCTATTATAAATGGCGTATGGTATTATGTGCTTGATAAAACTTGGAGTAATAAAAAATGAACTCAAAAGAATTTTATAATATTATAGAGGGTATAGTTAAAGAAAAAAGAATAACATATATGGACGCTGTTGTATGGTATTGTGAAAAGAATGATATAGATACAGGTACAGTAGGTCCATTAATATCAAAGAACTTAAAAAGTAAAATAGAAATAGAAGCACAAGATTTAAATTATTTACCAAAAACTGGTAAACTTCCTGTATAACTATGTATGATGGATTTTCAGTTTATAAAACATATCTGGCTGTTAAACTACATTTTACAACAGATAAATATGATTATCACAAATATGAGGGTAAGGTAAATGCAAAACTTGAAACCTTTACAAAAAGAAACGATAGATACTTCTTCCACAAACTCAGTAGAGTCTACAATGATAGAGAAATACTTGGTTTCTTTCTTTCAAACTTTCTTAACGATAGTAATAAATGGATTGGTTCGCTTTTACGAAATGATGGAAAAGACGTTTAATAAAAAAGAAAAAAAAGGCAAGACTCTTTTGATTACCATTTTAGACAAGATTGTTTATTGGTTTATAATACTTTTAATGCTAAGCGGCTTTCTTTTGATGATGGCTTTAGTGTTTTTGGTGGTCAGCATCCAAGATTTTTACAATTACTGTTATCAAAAAAGATTTCATACGAAACTTTTATCGTATTTGAAGACAACATACAATTTACTAAAAAATGGAATAAACAAATTAAAGAAAAAGTTGTTTGGCCAACTGTAGAAAAAAAAGTTAATAAGTATAAAAGCTTTGTTAAATATAATAATACAGCTGCCAAAATGATATTAAAAGATGTATTTGTAAGTGGGGAATAATGAATTGGTCAAATGATGAATTAAATATAGTTAAATTATTAAATGAAACTGTAGAATTATTTAAAAAAGAAAATCTAATATATGAGGGTAAAAGGTATTCTACCTATGATGCTCATAATAAATTATATACCTGTGAAATAAAAAAAAGAAACTTTGAAAGTTATCACAAATATGCCAAAGAGGGTTTAATTTTAGAAAAAAAGAAGTATGATAAACTATTAGAAAAGGCAAAAGAAACAAATACTGAAGCTTTATATATCAATATATTTACAGATAATAAAGTATTTGTTTGGAACTTATCTAAATTAACAAACGAAAATTATGATTTTAATTGGCACTCAATGAAAATGAACAAAGCCACATTTCACGCAAAATTTAATAAAATAGAAAAAGAGATAGCGTTACTTAAAGAAGATATTACAATATGAAACGAGTTTTTTGTATAGGTAATGGTGAAAGCAGAAAAGGATTTGATTTAAATAAGTTAAGACCTTTTGGTAAGATATATGGTTGTAATGCTCTTTACAGAGAATTTACACCAGATGTATTAATTGCTGTTGACCAGGGAATGATGCACGAAATTTATCATAGTGGTTATGCTTACAATAACGAATGTTGGTTTAGAAATTGGACACATAGAAGAGCTGTAGAATATAGACAAGCTTTTTATGGTGTAGGTTGTGATATAAGCGATAGTGAAATTAAAACTGTTAAAAAATATTTTACAAATATAAAAGAAAATGAAAAAGGTGATAGTGAAAAATTTGTATTACACGGAACTCCTATAAAAAATGTATTAAGTGCTTTAGATAAGAATTTAAAAACTATAAAAGATGTAGATATTAATAGTGAATTTACTCTTAAATCTAAATTACATCACTTAGGTATAAGTTGGATTAGAAAAAAAGGTGATAGAGCTCATACGCTAGAAGAAATTATGGAAAATAGAAAAGATTTAGGTTGGTCTTCAGGATCTACTTCAGGTTATATTGCTTGTAAACAAGAACAACCAAATGAAGTTTATTTGATAGGGCACGATTTTAGTAGTAATACTAAACACATTAATAATTTATACAAGGGTACAAATAATTATGCTAAAGCAACAAATAAACCTACACCAGGCACTAATTGGATAAACCAGTGGAAGAAATTATTTAATTTAAATCCTAAAATAAAATTCTTAAAAGTTAATGACACATTAGAAGATAATAATGTTAATAAAAAAATTAAAGAATGGAAAGGTATAAAAAATATAGAATATACGACTTATGACAAATGTATTTTTAATAGGTAATGGCGAAAGTCGAAAAGACTTAGATTTAAATAAATTAAAACCAAAGGGTAGAGTGTATGGTTGTAACGCCCTTTACAGAGATTTTAAACCAGATGTACTAATATCCGTAGATCACGGCATTATGCACGAAATATATCACAGTGGATATTGTTATGAAAATGAAACTTGGTTTAGAGATTGGAACAAACTACCAGGTATGATGTTTGACTCACTTGTACAAATGAATAACAAAGATGATATTGTAAAACAAAATGATAAAAATGATTGTGAAGAATTTGTAATGCACGGTGCAAATATGGACGGTGAAGCTACCATACTGAGAGAAGACGGCACAACATATAAAAAAAATATAAAACAAAATGTAACAACTATTAGTTGGGTAAAACCAGATGATAAAGTAAAAAATATAAATGATATAATGCCAGATAATAGAGATATTGGTTGGGCTAGTGGTGCGTTAACAGGTTATATTGCTTGTAATCAGGAAAAACCTACAAATGCTTATTTAATTGGCCACGATTTAGTAAGTGATACTGACACTGTAAATAATATTTACAAAGGTTCTAATTACTACAAAATACCAGAAAGTAAACCTGTACCACCTACAAATTGGATAACACAATGGGCATTATTGTTTACACAAAACCCACAAACTAAATTTTACAAAGTAAACAAAGATACAGGTAATAGTAGCCAACCGATAGATGAATGGAAAAATATACCAAATTTAGAGTATATTAACTTTAAACAATTAGATGAAAAAATTAAATAATATATTAATAGTAGGTGCTGGTACAGCAGGCTTAACAACAGCATTAATATTAAATAAAAAATATCCTAGTATTGATATTACGGTTTTAAAATCAGATAAAATCGGTATTATTGGAGTAGGCGAAGGTTCTACAGATCACTTTAAAGAGTTTATGGATTATTGTGATATAAGTTGGAATGAAATTATAAGAGAAACAGACGCAACTTTAAAATATGGTATTATGTTTGAAGGTTGGTCAGATACTAATTATTTTCACAATATAAGACATAAATTAAATATTATAAAATTAGGTCAATATCAAGCTGGTTATGGCCATATAATGAAAAATAATATAAGATCAAAAGATTATACTGTAAGAAGTGTATGGAATAATCAAGTAAATTTAGATGAATTGCCTAATCAGTTTCATTTTAACACTTTTAAACTAAATGAATTTCTTATTAAAAAATGTTTAGAAAGAAATATTAAAATAATTGAAGATGAAATAAGTTGGGTAAAAAAATTGAATAAAGACAGGAGAATAAGAAGATTTAAAAGTTACACGTAATATTTTATTTATTTTTTCTCTAAATGATGGAATAAAACATCAGGCATTCTAACAGTTTTAATTAAATATAAACCCTCATAATTTT